TTCTTAGCTCAGTTGGTAGAGCAGTTGATTTGTAATCACCAGGTCGTCGGTTCGAATCCGACAGAAAGCTCCATCAATGTACAGGGTAGATGGCCGAGTGGTTAAAGGCGGCAGACTGTAAATCTGCTCACGTAAGTGTACGTTGGTTCGAATCCAACTCTGCCCACCATATATAGTTTTTAACATATCGCCGTTATTATACCATATAAAGTCTCTTATGCAACTTAAAATGGCTCCGAAGGTAGGGTTCGAACCTACGACCTAGTGGTTAACAGCCACCCGCTCTACCGCTGAGCTACTTCGGAATAAATGGAGCTCCGAGTCGGACTTGAACCGACGGCCTGGTGATTACAAATCAACTGCTCTACCAACTGAGCTATCGGAGCTTGTATCTTACTTAAAAATATTGGCCAATCTAGAGAAAATGCCAGGTTTTGTAATCTCGACATATTTCACGACTTCCTTTTCAATCACCTTTGGTTCAGGCTCAGCAAATTCAACAGGATATGTATCCTCTGGATTTCTTTTTGCACGGTTCAAAGCTTTCTCCATATCATTGTGAGTAAAGAGGTACGCTTCACCATTCTCAGCGAATACATGAAAATAATTTTCCGAAGCGCTTGTGCGCGATTTTTTATTTTTAACAAGCTTAATATAAGCTCTTTGTGGTTTTTTTCCAGTCATAATATTTAAAATTGGGCAGTTTAACAACTTAGCCCAGGTTGCCGGTTAACTACTCCGAGGTTTCCTCGGTCCCCTCAGCGCTTGGAGCAGACGTCGGTTTTTCTTCTTCTTTTGGCGCGTGGAAATCAACAAATCCAGCAAAAGAGTTTCGAATTTGACCAATAGCTTCAAGCTCTGCTCCTTTAAATGCACCGCGGGTTGAACATAGATCAATGATCTCAGTTACTGCGGCGATTTGATTAAATGAAATCTGAGGTTCAGTTTGTTCCTCTTCATTTTGTACGTTTTCTACTTCTTGAGTAGCTTCTTCTGTTTTCTTTGACATAATATATTAGTTTTGTTATGAGTTAAATGATGAATTTTTTTCGAGTGCAATCCAATATTGTGTTTTACTATTTATACCTTTCCACTGCGAAATCAGTTTAGAACTTACAGAAATTTCGTAGTCGTCTGGCAAAAGTTTTAAATTTGAAATAAGAAATTGAAAATCATATGTACGAGATTCGCCATCTCCAATATTTAGACGATACATATTGGCCGATGAATTATCAGGATCTTTTACTTCTAAATAAACTTTTTCGCTATCTTCAGAAGAAGAAATAGAAACAACAGCATGTCCTAAAGCTCCACCTGCTTTTCGTATTTCGTTAATCGTATTGGATGAAATCTCAACAGTAAAATCAGGATCAGGCATATTTACTTCTTTTTGTGGAGAAGTAAGAATAAGAGGATCTGAGTATCGATAATTTACCGATGCACGACTATTTGCAATAGTTACTGAATTGTCTCCAAAATCTAGTTCTGGATCTTCAATTAGATTTAGCGCAGATAGAAATTCATTCAAATCGTAAATTCCTACTTCAGTGTCAAACACTTCGCTTACAGTAACATCAGCCATAATGTTTTTTGCATCAGCAATTGTTGATAGTCTGTTTCCTTGTTTAATAACAAGATTTGGGTTAATACCTGAGAAGTTTTTTAAGACTTCAATAGTTTCTTTGCTTATTTTCATAACGAGTATATTATATATTGTTTTAGTCAGTTTGTAAATAATAAAATTCAAGCATAAACATCATGCAACAAATTGCGTGTGCGGCATGATGAATGCCGGTCTCCTCATCCAATGTTTCGCCTCGTTGCAACGCCCATAGATGACGTTGCGCTGCAGCAAAATAACGACTATCAAGATTCTCAAGGTGTTGCCAATTGTTTCTGTCATATTTTTGAGCTCCGTAAGTTAACACTTTAACTACATCATCCAACGCGTTTGGCGGGATTAAGCTGTAGTCTGGTTTTTGCGAATCGTATTTGATTCCAGTCATTTTTAAAGGTTGCCTCGCCTCCGCTAGGAGACGAGGACTTAATCAGGTTAGGTTATGCTATGAAATGTGGCTATTAACCACTGAAGTTTTTATTGGTATGTAGATATTATATCACGTTTTGAGCAATCTGTAAATACTATTTTTCACCTTTTTTCATCTGGCTGAAGTTTTTAATCTTCTCAAACTCTATCTTCATAGGAAACTTTCCTTCTAAAAGATCTTGTTTATGAGAAATAATAAAGACGTTGGTTTCTTTTCCAAGAGTATTTAGAATTTTAAGCAGATTGTCAACACCATCAGCATCCATACTTGAATCGAATGTCTCGTCCAAAATTAGTAAATTTGTATTTGCGCTGTTCTTCATGCGAGCAATCTGTCTCCACGAAAAAAGTAAACTCAAATCTATCCTTTGTTTTTCTCCTTCTGAAAATGAAGAATATGTGAATTCATCCCTATGCCGAGATTTAATTGTCTCATTGAATGAATCATCGAGGTTGAAAAGAACAAAAAAATCAAGAACCTGCAAATACTGGTTAATGAGCTTATTCATAATAGGAAGATATTGTCTGATAACTTTTGTTTTTATACCAGTATCTCTTAGCAATTCACCAATAGCATCAAAGTAAGAAGTTAATGTAGTCTGTTCAAATCTAAGTTCAAGAAGTTTTAAACTTTTTTCCTTATCCTCTGAAAGTTTTGATTCTGCCTCAGTAGTGTCTTGAACATCGGCCTTTTGTGACAAAGCTTCAACTCTAGTTTTAAGAATATTGATTCGTGTCTCGTTTTGTCTAATACTATTATTGACTTCATTGAGATGCACAATTTGAGCATACAACTTATTTACTTCAGATTCAGACACCTTTAGTTGTTCCTTTGTATTTACATACTCTAAATTGAGAGATTTAGCTTTATTTTGGCATTCTTTGTTTTTAGACTCTTTAAGCTCTGTAGAAATATCTTGAGAACACGTAGGACAGTGATCATTTTTTTCGTAAAACTTAGACTCCTTAACAACGTCATCCATATTACGCTTAAGGTTAGAAATTTCTACTGTGTGTGATGTTTTGTTGCTTGATGCTTTTTCGTGGCCTTCAACAGTAGTTTTATAATTTAAATCATACTCCTGTTTGAGTCCTAAGTTACTATCTTCTAATACAGAAATTTCTTCGTTAATAGAACCTATCTCCTTTGTTCTTTTTTCTTCTTGTGTAGAATCAATCTTCTTTAATTCTCTAATATGCGAAGTTTGAAGTTTGATTGTTTCTTTAAGAATCTTAAGTTCATTATCAGTGTCGTTCATTTTATGGCGAAGAGCCATAGTTTTCTCTTTAAGAACACCATTCATCTTAGTGAAAATTCCAATATCAAGTAGATCTTCAATCACATTCCTACGTTGGTGCGAAGGTAATTGCATGAATGGAATAAAATTTGAAGAACCTAATACAACTACTTGGTGAAAAGATTTGTGGTTAAGTTTTAAAATATTCTGTTCAATAATTTTTTGATAGTCGCGACTGTGCGATTCCTGATTAAGCAACTTTCCATTTCGATAAACCTCAAATATATTAGGTTTAATTCCTCGGACAATTCTGTATTCAATACGACCTACACTAAATTCAACTGTTGTTAAACAATTTTTATTGTTGATTGAGTTTACTAATTGCGGCTTATTAATACTACGGTGAGGCTTACCAAAAAGTGCAAAAGACAGTGCGTCAAGCATTGTAGATTTTCCGGCACCATTTGAACCGACGACGAGAGTGGCAGAATCTTTGTTAAGATATACTGTAGTTTCGTTATTTCCGGTAGATAAAAAGTTTTTCCAAGTGAGTTTCTTAAATGTAATCATTATATATTGTCTAAGGCTTGCGCTTCAATCAAAAGTTCTTGCATCATTTTTTTAAGAACATTAGAGTCTAAATTTGTTTCTGTCGCGTCGATATAACTATTTAACAGTGTTGGTGTGTCGTCAACTTTTACGTCTTCGTCGTTAATCTTATCTCCACCATATTCGTCAAAGTTTTCTATTATCCTAACTTCATACGGGTTGAAGTCATATATTTGCTCCATGAATTTATCAAAAACAAATAAATCTTTTTTATTAGTAACGATGACTTTTACATAAGTATTCTTTACTAAACTAGGTGTTATAGAAGGAATGTTATCTTCATCGTAGTAAATTTTTTGAAATAAAACGTTAGGATTTACAACAGCTTCAAGCTCTCTAGTTTCCGTGTTAAGTATATGGAAATATTTAGGATCATTGGCGTCTGACCATGTTAATTGGTATTGCGTCCCAAGATACGTGACATTTCCTTCGCTGCTTTTAGTATGATAATGACCAGAGTAAACAGCATCGTATCTATCAAATAAAGATTTATCCATGCCGTGAGATTTGATACTCGCGTTGCCCATATATTTAAAACCTCCTAGCTCAAGGTGACCCATCAATACTGAAGCTTCAGAGTTTTTAATAAAGTCCATTGATTCCGCTCTATTATCTTCACAAATCCAAGGGAGCAAACCTACGTTTAGTCCTTCAAATTTTTTAACAGTAGGGCTCATATGGATATGAATCCTGTCGTTGTATTTTTCTAAAATTTGCTCTAAAGAATTTAATTCATTTGTGTTTTTGTAATAAACGTCATGGTTGCCTGGAATAATATCCATATACATGTCGTAATCATAAAGCTTTTTAATAAAGACTTCAAAATTGTGTTTTAAAACTTTAAAGTTAACAAACCTGCGATGATCAAAATAGTCACCAAGATGTACAATGTCTCGTATGTCATTTTTTAGTAAGTATGGAAAGAAAACATCATCAAAAAATTTGGCAGAGTAATCTAAGAAAATATCAGACCCATTTTTTACCCCAGAATGGGTGTCATTAATTATAGCAAGTCGCATATTATAAAAACTCGTCTAGTAAGCCATTAATTCTCTTTTTTGATCTCTTCTTCTTTTTAAGAGTCTTACCAAAATTCTTAATAGCAGAATCTCTATCACGGATCCGTTGAGATTTAAACCTAACACGCTCAACAATACCTGATGCATCTAAGAATCCGCCTGTATCCATAAAACCTGCTGCGCCGGCGTGTTCCATATACAGCTCTTTGATATCTTGGTGCTTTTTTTCTTTAGCAATTCGTCTTAAAAATGCGTAATATGTAATTTGTGTAAAATACGCAAAGGCATTGGGTAAACCAGTGCGAGTTGCTTTCTTTACGTCATAATTCATAATAGCCTTAATACAGTTTTCAACAGCATCCATAACCATTTCCTCTCTGTATGTGTATCCCGAGAAATTTGGTTTATGTGAAAGACCTTCTGCGATTTTTAGAAAACAAGTACCGATATATTCAGTAATTATAGGTTCCTCCTCTCCCTTACTACGAGCTTCATTTGCTGAATTCACGTAGTCAACAACTGACCCAGAAAACTCTTTGTTGTTTACATAGTGTGGTTTCTCACTAGGTTTTTTCTTTTTCATAAGTATTTTATATATTATATACTAAATTACGCAGATGTAAATACTTTTTTACCACCTTGTGCATTTTTTTATTTACAATGTTTGGAGTATAGAGTATAATATTCTTAGAATAACAAAAAACCTCTAATTGTTGTAGGGCTTCCACTTGCTCCTCCATTCCAAATCTTTAGGCTTATCATAATTATACATTGCCTCATATCCTCCATCAACTTCGCCAGTATCTAGATTATCAACATCATCAGTAAATACTTTGTCTAATATGATATTAATCTCATTTTCAGTTAAATTATCTTGAAGATTAAGCTTGATAAGATATTTATGATATTGTATTTGGATGTCTTCACTTACTGCAGCAGATGTAATTATATTGCTTTTCTCTATTTGAATTATATCCTCGTCATCAGTTAAAACCCATGGGATGAGGAAAGAACTTCCTTCAGGTGTTAGCTTTATCTCTACCGCTCCTGAAATATAGAAAGATTGTGTATCTTTATCATAGTGTTTCTCATTGGCTATCACACTACTTCCATCACGCAACCGGTAATTTATCAATGCGTAATTGCTCAAATAGTCTCTCAACTCTTTTTTCATATAGGTACTTCGTGAATATTGTAGATAAACTTTTCTTTAGAGTATATTTTTACACGCTCAATAGCGTGATTTAGTGTATAGTTTTTCTTCGTCTTCCAAGAAAGATCATCAGCTAAGTCATAGATTGTAGTACCTTGCCCATCCTCTGTCTTTCTTAAACCTCGCCCAATTGATTGTAATACTCGTATCTGCGATTTTGTCGGAGATGCAAACATAATGTTGTGCAAGTTAACTATATTTATACCTGTAGAAAAGGTGCCTACACTCGCTACAATAACGGCGTTTTTTTCTTTCTCTGTAATCTCACGAATTTTTTCTCTTTCTTCTGCATTTACTGCTCCCGACACAAAAAATACTTTGCGGTCAGTACCCTTCAACCTTTCTGCAAATGCATCATACAAAGGTTTACCATGTTTTTGCACAAGATTATACAGAACAAGTGAATTGCCCTTTTGATCGCAAGTAAGATTCACAATAAATCTATTTCTTTTTTCGTGGGAAACTATATGATCAATTTCATCTTGGTACTTTAGTCCTCTACACATTTTTCTTTCTTCATCTGAATACTTAAGAACTAAACATTGAATAGTTAGCTGTGCTAGTGTGTCAGAATCGATAAGCTCTTTTGTTGTAGTAACTTTATACACTGGACCAAAATTACCTTCAAGAGTCATTTGGTTTGCTATTGTATCGTCAATAGTTCCTGTAGTTCCTATTCTAAAACCGGCATTTACTAACCTGTTCATAATTGTAGTTAGCGACTTAGCTTTGAATGTATGTGCTTCATCCCCGATGATCATGCCGTAGACAGCAAACCAGGATTGTGGTAAATTAATCGCGCTTTGCCATGTAGTAACAACTACAGACGAATCAAAACCACTTTTGTCTTTACCAGAGTATATCCGATGAACATCTTCAGTAACATCAAAGGATTTATCCTGCCAAGAATATGACTCAAAGTCTTTGTACATTTGTTCTACTAAAGATGTAGTAGGAACGACGATCAAAACTTTTTTGTCCATTTCATGGTTTAGATAATGTCGCATCATCATGTAGATAATAAGAGATTTGCCTGACCCAGTTGGAGAAATTAGTATTGCTCTTTTATTTTGAATTCCGTGAACAAAAGCGTCGAACTGGTAATCTCGAGGATTAATAAATTTGTCCTTTATACTTATTTTTGAGCCTTTAATAAATTCTTCTAATTGATCCTTTTCAAAGAATTCAGCGTTCTTCATTGACTTATCATAAACAAGTTTATATCCACGCTCTTGACAAAATTCAGCTACACGCTTCATCAAACCATAAGGAATAGTTTGTGATCGAGAATCAAAAAGCCGTATTTTACCATCCCAAAGTTTATTTCTATAAGCTGGCATAAACTTATAGCCTTCTGCAAAAAATGTAAAATATTCGCTAAGCTCCATTAGAATACCAGAATCATCTGATCTAAGGATAACTTTTGCCTCATTTTTCTTATACGCAGTTATCATTACATGCCAGAAGTAAACTTCTTAAATTCCAATATATTTTTTACATGGGTGTGGCGCCATCTAATATTGCCCATAATTTCTTCTAGAGTTTCAACAATTGTTTTCTGGTAATCAATTTGTGCTTTTATTTTTACAAGATCTTCGTCAGTTGAATAGTACATATCCATATCAGACTTCATAGGCTTAGACATGCCATCAAACGGATCATATTTCCATTTGTTCTTATCCATATCATCTTTAGTCATCTTTCCATTGTAATAAAGCCACTTATTCTTTTTCATAGATACATACTCCATTTCTTTTTTCTTAAGCATTAGTTTTGCCATAGAAAAAAGCTCTAGGTATTTTGCGTGCAATTTGGAAGATTTAAGCGTCTCGTCATCAAGGCATACGTCATCAATAACAGCATCCTTTTTCCACATCATTAAAATATCATTCAAATCCATCATATAGTATTATTTATTACTATTTTATGATTAGGAATTCGTCGTATCTAAAGGCAACATCTGCCTGTGCATATTCTACATCGTTTGACTGTACGTTAAAATCTACACCGCTTAAGGAAGTAGGAAAGGCATTCTTAAATTGAAATTGTTTATTAACAGTATTATGACTAGACATAACTGAAAGAATCATATCAGCAACTTCATACTTTTCAGTATTATCCTTCATCCAATTATATATTTCTGTATAGTTTTTCATATCTTCGTCAATGGCGAACCTTAAAC